AGCACCATCCAATGATGTATCGTTGCGTATAGAATCTGTTACAGCACCATTGACTAGACTGTTAGAAGGTAAGTCAGGATTGCTGATAGATAAAAGCTGTAAACATCTAATCAAAGGTTTTGAGGGTGGGTATCAGTATAAACGTATGCAAGTATCTGGTGAAAGATATACAGATAAGCCAGATAAAAATCATTATTCTCACGTGCATGATGCGTTACAATATCTGATGTTGGGTGCTGGTGAAGGACAAAACATAACCAAGTCCATAAACCCAGCAAAAGTGGTGCAAGCAAAAACTGATTTTGATGTCTTTACAAAACAACCAAAAAAGACTATAAGAAAGAAATGGAATATCTTTGATATTCGTTCAAGATTATAGAAAGGAAAAATATGTGTTTAGGTAATATATTTGGTGGCAGTAAACCAGCAAGAGTATATACTCCACCTCCTCCAAAACCAGATCCAGCAATAGCAGAAAGAAATGAAAATTTAAGAAAAGAAGGATTAGAGCAACAACAAAAAGATACAAGAGCAAGAAAGCAACAATTACAAGCTGGTCTAGGTAGACGTAGTTTACTTACTTCTAGTGGTGGTGGTTATTTATCAAATACAACTTCAGGAAATTTATTAAGTTAATATGGTAGCTTTAGTACCAGAACCAATACTAAAAGAAATGAATGGCATAGAGAATATGCTTGCACGTTACAAACGTGCTGAAAGTATTAAAGAACTTTGGCGACCTACATTTGAAGAAGCATATGAATACAGTATGCCAGCTAGAGAAAGTTTTTATCCTACAACTGCTGGTCAAACAAAAACAGATAAGATATTTGATGAAACTGCTGTTGTTGGTGTTCAAGAGTTTGCATCACGATTGCAAGCTGGTATCGTTCCAAACTATGCAAGATGGGCAGAACTAATAGCTGGATCAGAAATACCACAAGAAGAAAAGAATCAAGTAAATGAAGATCTTGATTCTGTTACTGCATACGTTTTTGAAATTTTACAAAATAGTAATTTTGCTCAAGAAATACACGAATCATTTTTAGATCTTGCAGTAGGAACAGGAGCATTACTTATAGAAGAAGGTGATGCTATAAAACCTGTACGATTTTCTGCTGTACCTTTATCAAGACTTACATTAGATACTGGACCGAATGATGTTGTAGATACAGTTTATAGAACAAGAAAAATAAAAGCATCAAACATAAAATTAGTTTATCCACAAGCAGTTCTTGCACCAGAAACTCAAAGACAATTAGCTAATGGTAAGGATATGTTTGTAAATATTATTGAATGTGTATCAAGAAATTATAATAAACCTAATGTAGAAGTTTATGACTTTTCTGTATTTAGTACAAACCCACAACATATATATTTGCAAAAACAATTTATGGGAGAAGGTGCAAATCCGTATGTAGTATTTCGTTGGAGCAAAGCCGCTGGTGAAGTATATGGTCGTGGTCCACTTCTTAATTCAATGCCAGCAGTAAAGACTTGTAACTTGGTTATAGAAATGATTTTAGAAAATGCACAGATGGCAATATCTGGTATGTATCAAATGGAAGATGATGGAATAATAAATGTAGATACAATTCAGTTACTTCCAGGAACTATCATTCCAAGAAGCCCATCATCAAGAGGATTAGAGCCAATAGCACCAGCTGGTAATTTTAATGTTGCTGATTTGGTTTTAAAAGATATGCGTACAAATATTAAACGTGCATTATATAATGAAATGCTTGGTGATCCAAATAGAACACCAATGTCAGCTACAGAAGTAGCAGAACGTATGGCAGATTTGTCAAGACAGATTGGTTCATCATTTGGTAGATTACAAGCAGAAATGGTAACTCCAGTTTTACAAAGAGTAATACATATTTTAAAGAAACAAGGAAGAATAAGTATACCTACTGTAAATGGAAGAGAAATAAAAGTACAATCAACATCACCATTAGCACAAGCACAAGCTAATCAAGATATAAATGGATTCAATAGATTTCTTGAATTAGTACAAGCTAGATTCGGTCCACAACTTGTAAACCTATTAGTAGATAGTAATGAAGCTACTAAATATCTAGCAGAAAAATTTGGTATACCAGAAAAATTAACAAGAAGTAAAGAAGAAATGCAACAAGCTATGATGCAAATGCAACAAGCTATGCAACAACAACAACAAATGGCACAACAAAATGAACAAGAAAACACTCCCCCAGGTTAGTATAGACGGATATACAAGATCACAAGCAAATGAAGATAAGTTAAATACAACAGTATTAGCTTGTTTTCTAACAGATGCTGGAGTAGAAACACTTAAATACTTACGTAGTATTACAATAGAAAGTGTAGCTGGATTTAACATATCAGATCAAGAACTAAGACAAAGAGAGGGTATGAGATTTCTAGTTGGTATTATTGAACAACGAATAAAGGAAGGTAAAAATGTCAGAGCAAGAGAGTCTAATAAACGCAGAACAGGAAACTAAAGACGAAGTAGGAGAGGTAGCTGAAAGACCAGAATGGTTGCCAGAGAAATTTTTCAAAGATGGTGTAGCAGATTATGAAGGATTAGCAAAATCTTATACTGAAGCAGAATCTTACATAGGTAAAAAGAAAGAAGATATTACTGCGGAGATAAAAACACAAATGGAAGAAGAACTTACTAAGTCTTTACCAGAAGCACCAGATAAATATACATTGCCAGAAATACCAGAGCAGTATAATACAGATACTCCTTTAATGGAAGGTTGGAAAAAATACTGTCACGAAAATAAACTTGGTCAAGAAGCATTTGATAAAGGTATAGATTTATTCATTCAATCACAACCACAAATAGATATTGAAGCAGAAAAACAAAAACTTGGTGAAAATGCAAGCCAAAGAATAGAAGCTGTTTCTTTATGGGTAAATAAAAACTTTGATGAAGCACAAAGACCTATGCTTGAAATGATGTGTAGCACTTCAACAGGTGTAGAAGCAGTAGAAAAGATTATGAGTATGCTTCAAAATAGTATGAGCCAAGCACCAGAATCTACAGTAACTACTGGTAAAACTAGAGAAGATTTACAAGAAATGATGAAAGATAGAAGATACTGGCATCCTTCAAGTAGAGATGAAAACTATGTAAAACAAATAGATTCGGCTTTTGAAAAACTATACAAATGATAAGTATACAACCTTCAACTGAGAAGGATGCAGTAAAACTTGCTAGAAATATGAGAAAGCAAGATATTATGGAAGTAGAAGCCTGTGGTACAGATCCTATATCTGCTTTGTTGTATCCAATAAGAGCAGAAAATGCACAGACTTTTACATTATTTTATGACAAAGAACCTGTTTTAATGGGTGGAACTGTAGGAGAAAGTATAGGATTAGCTAGAGTTTGGCTACTCGCTAGTGATAAAGCATTTACAAAACCTATGAAAATAGCACTTTTAAGTAGAAAATGGGTAGATTTAATACACAAACCATATGAAATTTTATACAATTATGTGTGGGTTGATAATATAAAAGCTGTAAAATTACTAAAACATTTAGATTGTCGCTTTGATAATGAAGTTGTAAAAAGAAAAAATCTTGACTTTGTAAAATTTTCTCGTTGCAAAAATAAACATTTATCGTTATAGATGTATTAGTAGTCCTAGAATATTAGAGTATTGCCCTTCTGGATAACTATACAAAGATACGCTAGATAAACTCGGTGAAACTTTTTTTAACTTTATAAGGAGGACTTATGTCTGTAGGAATAAGCACTGCTTTTATAAAACAGTTTGAGAGTGACGTTCATATGGCTTATCAGCGAATGGGATCTAAACTCAAGGACACCATTAGACAAAAACCAAATGTCAATGGAAATCAAACAGTTTTTCAAAAAGTAGGAAAAGGCTCTGCTGTCCAAAAATCTCGTCATGGACAAGTGCCTATAATGAATATTGATCATACCAACGTAACAGCGACACTATCGGATTACTTTAGTGCTGACTATGTTGATAGATTAGACGAGTTAAAAACAAACATTGATGAAAGAATGGTAGTTGCACAAAGTGCCGCTGGTGCGTTAGGAAGAAAAACTGACGAACTAATTACTACTGCTCTTGATGGTACATCAAACACAACAACAGAATCAGGATCTGCTGGTTTAACCCTAGCAAAAATACAATCAGTTTTTGCTTCAATGGGTGAAAACGATATTCCTGATGATGGTGATAGATACTTTATAGTATCACCTGATGGTTGGGTTGATCTACTTGACATCAATGCTTTTGCAGATGCCGACTTTATTGGTCAAGACGAACTACCATATAAAGGTGGTATGGTTGCAAAGAGATGGCTTGGCTTTATGTGGATGGTGCATAGTGGTTTACCAACTACATCAAGTAAAAGACAATGCTTTGCATATCACAGAACTGGTTTGGGTGTAGCTATGGGTGCTGACGTAACAACCGAAATTAACTACATTCCAGAAAGAGTGTCTAACTTAATAACTGCATATATGAGTTTGGGTGTTGTCTTAATTGACGATAACGCAGTCTTTGAAGTGCAGATAGCTGAATAGGAGGTACAAATGGCTTTAGATGCAACAAATTTATTTAAGGTTGGTGGTGCTAATCCTGGAATGTGGATATATAAATCTACAGATGCAATAGCAGACATTGACAATTCTGGTTACTTTAATGATGTAACTAATGAATTAAAACAATTTGATGTAATAGTTATCGTAGGATCAACTGGAGGTTCACCCCCAACGATTGATATGGCAACTGTAACATCAGCAACTGGTGCTACCACAGTAACAGTAGCATTACTTGCTTAACGGAGTATGGGGGAGGTAACTCCCCCTAACAACATATGGCAACAACAAAAATAGATATATGTGCAAGAGCACTCGTAATGATAGGAGCAAGTCCTATTACTTCTTTTACAGACGGAACAACAGAAAGTACAGTAGCTAGTAACCTTTATGAAGATACAATAAAGAATATGTTATCTAGTTATCGTTGGAGATTTGCTAGTAAACAAGCACAACTTTCAAGATTAACAGATGCACCAGATCACAAATGGGATTCAGCTTACCAATTACCAGCAGAATTAGTAGGTCTGCATGGAGTATTTGTAAATGATATGCCTATTAAGTTTGAAAGATATGGTGATATGGTTTACAATGATGCAGTATCTACTGATAAAGTATACGCAGATTATACATATTACGATACAACTGCTTCAAATCCAGAAGCATTTTTTCCACCATATTTTGTATTTACTGCTGAATTATCACTAGCTTCTATATTTGCATATGCAGTAGCACAAAATACAGACTTATCAAATGCACTTGAAGTTAAGGCAAATAGACAAATGGCAATAGCAAAAAACATAGATGCACAACAAAGAACATCTAGTAGACTTCGAGTTACTAGATTTAATAATACTCGTAATTCTACAGGAGCTTCTAACATAGAAGGGATTGTAGAGTAGAGTGGCAAGATCAAGAAATATTTTACGACAAATAAAAACTACCTTTCAAGCTGGTGAGTTAGATCCTCTTATGAATATGAGAAGTGATGTTGCAGCTTATGCAAATGGAGCAAAGCAAATGCAGAATGTAGCTTTGTTTTCACAAGGTGGTTTTAAAAGACGTAATGGTACAAAAAGATACGCAAGTTTAACTGGTAATGCTAGATTAGTTGGTTTTGATTTTGATGATAATGAACAATATATTATGGCATTTGGTAATCAAAGAGTAGATATATATTACTTAGAAACCAATGCACTAGCACAATCAATTACAAGTTGTCCTTGGACTACAAGTATATTATTTGATATGCAGTTTAGTCAAGCTGGCGATACTATGATTATTACACATCCAAGTATGGCAACACAAAAAATATTAAGAACAGGATTAACTTCATTTACAAGATCAGCATTTACATTTGATGAAGATAGTGAAAATGTGTACCAACCATACTATAAATTTGCTGATGCTGGTGTTACATTAAGTGCAAATGGCACTTCAGGATCTGTTACTATAACATCAAGTGCAGATCACTTTAATGCAAATTATGTAGGAACATATTTAAGAATAGAAGATACTACTTTAGAAATAACTGCATTTACTAGTGCTACACAAGTTACAGCTACAGTAGAAGGTACGTTAAGAAAAAAACTTATAAATGATCCTTTTACAACAGAAAATGGTACTAAAACTATTACAGTTAACGATCCTTTGCATGGCTTATCAAATGGAGCAACTGTTACATTTAGTGGTTCTAATAGTATAGAAGGTATTAATGCTACAGATATAAATGGATCTAAAACAATATCAGTACAAAACGAAGATACATATACTTTTACTGCTGGTGGAAGCACAAATGCTTCTAATACTGCCGCTGGTGGTGGAACAGCAGTATTTATTACAAGTAGTGGTCAAGCAAACTCAAGATGGGAAGAACAAGTATTTAGTGCAGTAAGAGGTTATCCAGCATCTTCTACATTTCACGATGGTAGATTATGGTTTGGTGGATCATCAAGTTTACCAGATTGGGTATGGGCATCAAAGGTAGATGAGTATTTCAATTTTGATGTAGGTGAAGGAGATGATGCAGATAGTATACAATCAAGTATAGGAGCATCACAAGTTGCTGATATTAGACATCTTACCAGTAATAGACATTTACTTATCTTTACTGCTAATGGTGAATTTTATGCACCACAAGGAGATCAATCAGTATTAACACCATCTAACTTTACAGCAAGGCGACAGACAACGCATGGGTGCAGTACAGTAAATGTAAAGACATTAGAAGGTGGTGTTTTGTTTGTTCAAAAACATGGGCGAGCAGTAAGAGAATTATTGTTTACAGATTTAGAATTATCATACTCTGCTACAAATTTAAGTGTATTAGCAAGTCATCTAATACAAACTCCAGTTGATATGGCTATATTACAAGGTACTTCTGAAAGACCAGAATCGTATGCTATTTTTATAAATGCAGATGGTAGTGCTGGTATATTTCACGCAGTACGTGCTGAAAAACTTGCTGGTTGGACAGAATGGAAAACAACATCTGGTGCAAGTTTTAAAAGTGTAGAAACTGTAGGTAATAGATTGTTCTTTACTGTATATAGAGATAGTAATTATTATATAGAAGAAATGGGAACAGAAGCAAATACATTAGATCATTCTACAACTTTTACCATTGGCAGTGCTGGTACAACATTTACAGGATTGTCAAACTATGCTAGTAAGACAGTAAAGGTAAGAAGTGGTGATTTTTATATGGGTGAGTTTGCAGTATCAAGTGGTGGTGTTTTAGAGTTATCATCTGGTTTTGATACAACTACTATTACAGTAGGTTATGACTATGATGTAGAAGTAGAAACTATGCCTGTAGAAACTGTTTTAGCAAGTGGCACTTTACAAGGTAAACCAAAAAGAATAAGTAAAGTAGTAATGGGATTAAACTCTACATTAGCAACAACTGTTTCTGGTACTAGATTGATATTAAGACAAGTAACAGATGATTTGTCTTTATCACCTACAGCAGTAACAGGTAAAAGAGATTTTTATTTATTAGGTTACAATAAAGATGCAACAGTAACTTTAACACAAAGTGATCCGTTACCATTAAGAGTAACAGGATTAGTAATGGAGTATATGTATTAATGTGTGGTGTAGCAGAAGCGGCAATAGTAGCATCAGTAGTTAGTGCTATTGGTACTGTTCAACAAGGTAGAATACAAAAAAGAAATCTGCAAAATCAAGAAGCAGTAGCTAGATATACAGCTGAATCACAAATAACTGAATTAAAAGAACAAAAAGAATTAAATAAAATACGAGCAAGAGAAGAAGAAATACAAAGAAGAAGATTATTAGAAGCAGATATGTCAGCTATTACAGCTTATAATAGAGGTTTAGAAAGCACTAGCAAACAAAATATAAAAGATACTTCTGCTGAATTATTTGGTGCAGATGTAGCAACTAACAGATTTAATTTAGCAGTAGCACAAAGATCAGCAGATAGACAAATAGGAGTTCTTAATGTACAAGCTAATATGCCAAGCCAAGCATCAGGTATTATGACAGCTTCTTACATAAGTGCTATGTCAACAGTAACATCTGCATATGGTAATTATAGACAAACTAGAGTTCCAAATACTGGACCAACAACAACTACTGCACCAACAGTTACTAGCAGTTATACTCCTGGAGGAACTACAAATAAAACTACTGGTTTTGCTAATAAAGGATATACATTTACAGGATAGATATGGTTAGAAGATATAAAGATTTAGGAAGAATAACAACAGCACCAGCACAAAGAACAAATTATAATATTAATGTGCCAAGAAATATAGGAGCAGAAGCTAGAATAAATGCTATAAAACAAGCTGGTGCAGAAATAAGTAGTACTCTATTTAATATTGCAAAAGACAAAGCAGTGATACAAGCAGAAGAAGATAGTTCTAAAGCACAAATACAATATATAAATGGTGTTCCGCAGTTTAGTCCTATGGAGTTAGGAGGTACTATTTATAATAAAGCCTACAATGATGCCGCTAAACTACAATATAAAAATGCTTTAGAAAATTCTATTAATAAAAAAATTACAGAAGCAAAAAATGAGTATTTTAATAATCCTGAATTAAGAAATAATACAGATAATCTTAGAGCATTATTAGAAGAAAAAATTAATCCTATGAGAGAAAATGTTGCTAATGAATTTAAAAATGTGTTTGATGTAATAGCACAAGATAAAATACAACCAGCTATACAAACAGATCTTAAAGAAAATGCTAATAGATCTAGAACTAATAAAATAAAAGCACTTAATGGTGAATTAGGCATATTGCAAAATCAATATACGCAATCAGATTCTGAAGAAGAAAAAGAAGAAATAAAAAAAACAATACAAGATTTATGGGCAAATGGTAGAGCTATAATACCTGAATTGTATACAGAACAATTTTTAGACGAACAAATGCTTAATCTTAAAAAGTTAGATAGCTATAAAAGTTTTAGAAGTTCTTTATTTAAAAAAGATGAAAATGGTGAATTTGATATACCAGTAGAAGCAATACAAAATTTTAAAGATGCTTTAAACTCAGGAGCAGATACATATAATTTTAATGGTAAAGAAATTAATATAAAAGATTTTTATAACTCTGACGAACAAAGAACAGCTATTGATAATGAATTAACAAAATATATCAATGAAAGAAATAAAAATGATATATCAGATATTCTTATTAAAAATAATATACTTGATATTACAACAAAGTTTACAACTGAGTTAAATGAAAAACAACTTACTACAGATGAATTAACTAATTTAGTAGATAATTATAATGAACAGTTAGATGCTATTGATTTAGGTACTGGAGCAAAATCTATAGCAGAAAATACATTAGCTGTAAAAAGTGCAAAACTAAATATAACACAACAAGTATCTACTAGAATAAATCAAATTAATAAAAATAATATTACTGATTTAACTAACAATGCAAAATCATCTGTATCAAATAATATTGGTAACTTTAATGCACTAAGTGATGCAATCTCAAAAGCAGAACCTGTTTTAAAATTAGATGCTGATTTTATAAATTTAAAAAAATGGAATACAGAAGATAATAATAAAAAATGGTTACAAGTAAAAGAAATGTTAATGAACTCAAGTAAAGAAAAAGTTATAGAATTTGTTAATGCTTTTGAAAATGGTAATGTTGATACGAATGAAATGTTTGGTGATAGAAAACTTATAGATGTTATAAATGAATTAAGACCTATACAAGATTATATATTACCAGGTCTAAAAGATATGAATACTGCTATTGGTACATTATCAGAAAAAGATATTAATTTA